CCAACACCCCTGCTTTCTTCGCAAAAGTAAGATTTACTCGCAACAACAGCACCAAAGAAAACGCCCCAGATCAAAACATAGTTCTTGACTTCACTTGTGAAGAGGGACTAAAAGCTGCAAATTGGATTATGCAAGCTGTCGATAATGCCAAAATGGACGGCACAAAGATTCGTGTCTATAAGAATCAAAAAGAATATGATGAGGTTAGCGGTTTTTCGCTTTGGGGCGGTATGTGGGGCAACTCTGGCAGAATACAGCCCATGCCTCATAAAGAAGCCTCTGAGAGGACTGTAGACGTACCAGCGAACCAGCCTGAGCTACCAGATGATCTTCCTTTCTAACTATGAAACTAATTTCTTTTCCTGTTAACCCTTATGTGGGTCAAATCTTTTATGAACCAGAAACAGAAAAACTTTATGAATACTGTGAGGTCACAAAAACAGATGAACTCACTGGACTGGTTTATGAAGAAACTATATGGTTCGATATAACAGAAAAAGATTTAGTCCCATAAGTAGAGGCATGATGACCGCATGGGGTCAAAAGCTGCTCTTTTGTAATTTTGAGAACATTTGCCCTTTTTGTTCTTTGCTTCAACTTTACAAAAAGATATGAGTTCCCTTCGAGGATTGCTGGTGGGCAAAAGGTTGAAATGGCCTATCTAATTGCCAGTAATAAGTGATAAAAGTCTGTAAGACCTCTACTTTTTCCCAAATATTATATATCTTAAGCGACCCCAAAAGGTCGTTTTTTTCTTGTCTAATCGTTTTTCTAACTTATAAATATATGCTTGTTGATGGGCTATTACATCAAGTGAAGTGCTTACAAAATGGGCTTGCTTTGCGTTTGTTTTTAAAAGTTTGATTGAATAAGGCTTAAGAAGTTCAATGTCCTGTAATTTTTCAATAAACTGTATAGACTTTTGCACCTCAAACTCATTTTCAAGGCTGTAAGTAGATGTAAGAGCCTTGATAATATCCATTATTTAACTGGAAAAAGTTTTTCTTCAATCATCTTTACTATTGAATCGTCAATATCGTTATCACTTTTAGAACTTAAGTCTTGCAAAATTGATAAACACGCTTTGCGTAAACTCTGTGACTTACCAAACTTAATGAATAATTGGATTAGAAATTTTGACATGATTTGTTTGTTTTTCCAAACATAGCTAAAATGCCAGTATTAAACAAGAAACCTTAATCTCATGGAAGATCAAGAGCCTAGCAAAGTCGAAACCATTGTCAAAGTTTGCGTTCTTCTTTGGAGTGCCACGCTATTGTCCCTCTCATACTACGAACCGCCATCTGGTAAAAAGATTGTAGATTTTGACCCGACCTTCATTGCAAGTATTTTTTCAGCTTCAACAGCTTCACTAGGTTTCCAGATAAAAAAGAAAAAAGATAATATAGTAGATAATAAGTCCCCTAAACCTAGCACCAAATGAAAAAGATTTTATTACTAGCTGCACTCTGTATTCCAACTGCGGCCTATTGTGATATTCAGAGTACGATTACCTCAAGCGTCAAGCTGGAAAGTTTATCGGCTGCAACCTCTGCTGATAAAATCGGCTCATCTTACAGCATAAGTGGCACAAATATCACGACAGTAGATGCTGATGGTAATTCAACTGTTGGTGGCTTTGGATCTGTCAGTTCAGGTATTCCTAGCGTAACAATGCCTACTGCGTCAGTGACAAATAGCTCTGAGACATTCAGTTTTTCTCAGGCATATTTAGAAGGCGACCAGACTGCTGGATCAGCACCAACCGTTGGAACTGTAAGCAACTTCAGTGACTTGACTTCAACTGCCGCCGGTTCAGTAGGCACAGCAGCTGTCACTTTAGACCATCACACAATGTCCCTTGATGGTGGAACAGGAACTGGGGTGGTTCTTACTGGTCAATTCGTCACTGATCTAACTATTGATTAATGTGGAAATATCTGCCATTTATATTTTTTGTTAGTCCAGCATACGCAATTCCTGTGGTGCCAAATTTTACAAGTGCAACAAGTACAAGCCGAAGCGTCACCACAAATAATTTGACAGAAAATATTCGAGAAGTTCGCTACAATTCTGGTTATACATATTCAGTAACGGGATCTGGTATTTCATGCGGCAACTGTGATTCTATTTCTATGCCAGATGCCAAAGTTACAGAAACAATCAATGGGACTACCTACGAATGGACAGGCTTGAATATGGATCAAAAACCAAACTGGAAACAAACAAATCCACACAAATCTTTTCAATTTTCGGAGTATTACAAAGGCCCCTCTTTAGAATCTATAACAGATATAACCCGATCAATAGAATCAGAAATAGTCACAGACACTACTATTATATTTTCCAATTAATTAGCCTTTTTTCTTGTCTGCCTAGTTATGCCAACACTTCAGCAATAGCAAATCCACAGAGCAATACATCATCAAGCGTTAGTAATTTTGCAACGCAAGTTTTGACAGGCCCTATGACAGAAAATTCCTATGGGAATGGTATTCAATGTTCTGGAGCTACATTATCTGTAAGCCCCTTCGTTACAACTTCAGTCGCAATAAAGCGGCCTCAAGACTATATTTACCATACGCCAGTTTACAACGAAGCAACGGATGAGGACGGTAAACTAAAAAATCCGGGTGAAATTTTATATTTCAGAGAAAATTACAGTGGAAATAAAGATGCTACATCTTTAAATTTTGGAATAGCAGCCACAATATCTGTGCCACTTGATAAGCGTTTTCAAAATGCTTGCCTCAAAAGTGCAACTACTCAGGAAAAAATAATGCGGCAACAATTATCAACAGCCAGATTAAATTATGAATTAGCCAGATTGAAAAATTGTCATGAACTGAGAGTTAGTGGTGCTGAATATTCTCCAGATTCTGAATATTCTGATCTTTGCTCCGATATAGTAAGCAAACCGAAAATGAACCAAGTTATACCTCATACACACAAAATTGAGCTAAATAAGTAAATTTAGTCCACTCAAAATCGCCTGTAAGGGGCTTGTAGTTTTGCTTGCTTATGTTTGTGCCTTTGATTTGTCCTTAGATTTAGTCAAACGCTTTATGGCTGTCTTAATGAGGTTCTTCAGTAAATTGGCTATGATAGGAGAACTAGCCGCAGTAACAGCAATAATTGAAGTGTTAACAAGAATAGGAGTGCTAGGTATCCATTTCTCAACAAAGGTTGAATCTCTGTAGATTTCATAGCACTTACCATTTTTTACAGAATGACCTATGACCACTTGTAACTTAAGGTCATTAGGATAGCTTCCTACTGGAATGTTATCCTCAGACGGGCATTTTATAAAGAACTCTTTATCTTTTTTGACTTGAGGTTTGTATGCTGGCGGCTGCGGTATTTCTGGTTGCTTTTGCTCAGGTTGTTCTACAGGATCTGTCGGAATAAACTTATCAGGCAAATATTCTAGAGCCTTAAAAGTTGGGTAATTTACAACAGGATAATCAAGCTTTGGCTTACTAATAATATCTAAAGTTGTTGGATATTGTTCCCATGTTCTTGTTTTGGGAATATATATTTTTTTAATCTGTATCTCTGGAATTTCAATTCTTGGTATTTCCAAGTGGATTCACCTTTTTAAGTTCTGGTATCTGTACAGATGGCCCTGTAAAGTCTGGTATCTTATCTCCCATGACATCTGGTAATTTATCTTCCAGACTTCCCATTATTTTGTTCTTCAATGTCCTTTCAAATTCTGGGCTTTGCATATAGCGAATTGCTACATATCCGAAAGCTGCCATTGAAACTGACATTAAAAATGACAAAATAGAAATAATTTTTATAACACGATCTAGCATTTTATGTTAAAAAAAGCATTGATAAAGGCAAGCGTACCAATGACATTTGTGGTACTTTTCCTGATTATAGGATTAGCACCACTTTATGTCATGTACGGAATTATTGATAGAAATATACCTGTTAAGAATCGGTAAGTTCTTCGTCTGGTTTTAAAATATCCTCAACAGCAGCTATTCCTCCTTTAAGTTCAAATATTTTTTGTTCACAGTTCTTTGCTACTTGAGTAGCTTGATTATAGTTTTTTACTATTTGCTCTAGCTCAGAATTAAGAGTTTCTAGTTTCTGTTGTGGATCAACTGCCATAAATAAATTATTGTGATACTTTAGTTTACTAACTTACTTTTAATGCTGCAACTTCGGTTTCTAATCCTTCAACTTTACCTATAAGTTCTTGTACAGCAGCTACTAAAAGTGGTACAAGTTTACTATGATCTATACCTTGATAAACAGGGTTGTTATCGCTGTCTACTTCATCTTTAGTACCTGTAATTGCTTCTGGTACAACAGATGAGACTTCATGTGCAAGAAAACCATCTTTTATAGTCTTGTCTCCATCACCGATAAAATTAAATTTCTTGGGTATTAACTGCTTTATTCTTGTAATTCCATCAGATATGTTTGTTATGTTTTCTTTTAACCTGTAATCAGAAGATGTGTTATATGACGTTCCAGCTAACCCTGATTGGATTGTACCAACTTCAGTACCACTTAAATTAAGAAACGCAATCATTGTTGCAATTCTAGTACCACTGACAGCACCCGCTCTAGCATGTTTAATAAACAAATTTGGTCTTGCAAAATTTTGATTAAAATCAAAACTTGCAACAGATTGCCCGTCACCTCCATGTTGAACAATAAATTTTGAATTGTGACTTAGGGGATCAGATGTACAATTAACTAAGGTGTTTCCAGACGAATCTACACGAAATCGCTCTACAGCACCACTAGAAGCATATGCTGAAGAAGTTAAAATCGAAACTGCCGTTCCAGTCCCATCAAAAAAACCTGCAATACAACCAGAAGTAGAGGAGTTACCCGAAGCCGCACCCATATTGATTTGACAGCCTGTACCAGAACCAGAAGAATCATTTCCAAGTTTTATTAATTCTGATAAACCACCATTATTACCAGTGTCACCCATACTTATGCCTAAAGCTGTGGTTTCTAGCTTTTTACTGCCGTTATGATAAAGCTGAACACTTCCATTAGGAACTGCAACAATAGAATCTTCAGATGGATTAGGCTTTATCGCAATATTACCAGCACCACTACCTGTTATAAGTGTTGCACCTGTGCTGTTTGCGAAGTATGAATTTGCTCCATCGTGATATAGTTTTAAATCATCACTATCTCCTAAACGAATTTCCCCATTATCAGGCATAAACATTTGTGTAGTAATATTTGTATTAGTAGCAGCAAGTGTTCCTGTAACAGTAACTCCCGTACTGCTTGTTTCAAGCTTTTTACTAGCATCGAAATATAGTTCTACGGCTGAATTTTTTGTGCAAACAATATAACTTTCAACCTGATCTTTATCAGATAAAATTATGTCATCTCCTCTGAGACGCAAAGTACCAGTTGTGGAAAATTTAACATCTCCACTTGTATTTTGAAAAATAGCGTTAGTTCCATTATGTTTTATAAGTAAATCGTTTCCTGTTCCAAATCGTAATAACTGATTATCTATAAAATCTACATTACTGGCAAGATCCGTTCCAGTGATCGTACCGTCTTTAATACCTTGTGTACTGATCTGTGTAAGTGCCATTTACTTAGCCTCCAATACTTCAATTCTACCTATAGCTTCTTGTAATGCAGCTACAAGTAAAGGAACCAGTTTACTATGATCTATTCCTTGTGGTTTTATTGAGCCATCCTCATTTGTCTCATCTTTTTCTCCTGTAACAGCAATAGGTACAACAGATGAAACCTCATGTGCAAAAAATCCATCAACTTTAACACTAGGGTCTTTTTTAAAGTTAAATTTATATGGCTTCAATGTTTTTAATCTTGTAACACCATCTGTTATAGCAACTTCATTTTCTTTTAGTCTGTAATCTGATGATGTGTTGTAAGCTGTAGAAGTTGTATGAATATTTATTGAACCTTCTTCAGAATTGTCGTTACCAATGAATGAAATCATTTTTCCATTAAAACCAGATAATCCACCTCTTCCATGTCTCATAACTATTCCTATCGTATTCCCAGTGCCTGTATGATCAAATTTTGCAACATCAGAAGAATTTACACAATGAATCGAATGACTAGGATTTGTCACGCCGATACCTACGTTGCCAGACGAATCTATTCTGAGCCGTTCAGAACCACCAGTTGATAAACCTAATACATTTGAACCCGGTAGAAACATTCCTGAATCTGGATCATCTGAATTTGAAAAGCTAGGTGTACTAGCAGCCGATAATGCTGATCTTAATCTTGCTCCGTTAACTCCTTTACCTTCTAAAACATTTGTACTAGTTTCAAATTTATTTGCTGTAAGAAATTTAATATTGTTACATTCCAAAGTACCAGCAACTTGAAGGAGTTCACTGGGAGTTCCTGTTCCTATCCCGACATTCCCTGATGTATCTACACGAATCCTCTCAGTATTACCAGTAAATATAGTAAAAGTATGATTTGTAGGTGTACCAACCCCTGCGGGTGCTAAAGCACCGGGTGCTACCAACTGAACTTTTCTACCTTGCGCATCTTCTCCTTGAAATATTGCTCCACTAGCAAGGCCACCACCATAAGCAGTATCAGTACCCTTTATATGTAATAATGTTTCAATTGAAGTTTCTCCTATACCTACGTTTCCAGAAGAATCTATACGCATACGTTCTGTATTGTTAGTTCCAATTCTTAAATTTGTGTTTTCATAATTCCAAACAAATGAATCTTCGTTTTGATTTATTCCAATTAAAAGTCCATCAGTAGAACTTGATCCTGTTGTATCATTTGTAAATAAATGATAATTTGCAGAAGAACTAGAAACGTGTTGATGTAGGAGTCTTGCTGGAGATGTTGTACCTATACCGACTTGCCCAGACGAATCTATTCTGAGCCGTTCTGAACCACCAGTAGTAAAACCTAATACGTTTGAACCGGGTAGAAACATTCCTGAATCTGTATCATCTGAACTTGAAAAACTAGGTGTACCAGCAGCCGATAATGCTGATCTTAATCTTGCTCCATTGGTTCCTTTACCTTCAAAAACATTTGCACTAGTTTCAAATTTATTTGCTGTAAGAAATTTAATATTATTACATTCCAAAGTACCAGCAACTTGAAGGAGTTCACTTGGACTTGTTGTACCTATACCTACTTTTCCATCACTTGCGATACGCATTTTTTCACCTAATCCATTACCTTGATCCGTAAAAAACCGTAAATTACTATTACCTGCTG